TGCAACTTGTACTGTGCCGCCGACAGCTTTTCCTGCGCCTCCAGCAAACGGTCAGAGTCGCCCATATCGTAGGCTTCTTTGTAATCCCGCTTAGCGTTATCCAACTCCATCTCGGCAGCATTCTTATAGGTACTAACAAATGTCTGCTCGCCTACAGATAGCCTGCCTTTTAGAGCTTTGTTCTCTTCCTGCATACGCTGGGCATAAGCCAAAGCTTCTTGCTGTTCGCGTAATGCCTGTTCTTTCTCGCGGCGTTCGTCATGCCAGACTTTCTTCATCTGCTTCAGACGTTCCTTCACCCCTTCGCTATAGTCTTCAAGTTCATCTTCTTCAAGATCTTGAACCATCTCTTTGGGTAAAGGCTGCCGGTTGCGATCCTCCGGGGGAGTATCGTCCTCAATCTCTATCTCGAAGTCATCCGCCGCAGCAGATACCTCCTCTTGTTCATCGGGAAACTTGAACTCATCCGCATCCATTTTGTTTGTAGCCATTTGTTTCTCCTTTGTTAAACCCTGGATATACCGCGAGGATCATCCACAACTGCCTCAACTACATCGTCATTAATCAATCTGAATTCACGACCATGTATCTTGAGACGAGTACCAGTGTTAGGGCGGGCGAGAATAAAATCCCCTTCCTTACACCATGGGCCATTTGGAAACCGTTTCTCATCTTTGTAGCAATCCGGCCCCATTTTGATTACGAAAAATACGGTGGCTAGAATCTGTTCGTGATTCATAGTCGAGTCTGCTTTTAGCAGGCCGCTCTCGAATTTTTCTTCCTTGTCCGGTAACCCAACTAAGATGTGATATCCCGTAGGAACCGGTAATTGTTTCGCCTTCTCTTCTGCTGTTTGTGGCAGAGTTGATACCTCGCCGTCTTCGGTGGCGATTGCGATTTCACTCATCAGATAACTCCATAGTTTTTGCAAGGTCTAATATAAAACCCTCTGCAATCGAGAGACCCCGAATCTCGCCGCAAAGTTTTTGGTACTCAGAATAGTCTTTGGCACAGTTGGTTGAAACCGCCTCGACTACCTGCTGACGCTTATCTCTCAATTGTTGAATGAGAATTTCAAACGCCTTATCCATAGTTATTCACCTTTTTTGGTAGGTTTCTTCGGTTCTGGCCGAAGCATATCCATGCGTTCTTTGGCTAGTTTGGAGCCAATTTCCAATCCTTTTACTTCCATCTCGCCCTCGAATCTTGCTTTCTCTGCTGCGGCTTTTGCTCCGACCTGCATACCAGCAATCTCCTTCTGAGCGTCGATACGTGCTTTTTCCAACTCCAGCTTGTCGGCTTGAGCTGCTGCGTCTGCCGCGAGCTTCTTCTCTTTGAGATCCACTTCTTTGGCTTTGAGTTGCAACTCTGCCTGTTGCATTTGCACCAGCGGGTCTTGGGCCGCTTGCTGCGCCTGCGCTTGTGCAGCTTCCGCTTGATCTTTCTGTAGCAGTTTTTGTGCTGCCAGAGCCATCATGCGGGATACTTCTACTTCCAAATCTTTCGGTAATTCCTTGTCCATGTCTGGCAACGGAATACCAAGTTGCTCTTCTATCTGCTTGCGATACTCAAACGCAACGTGTTCATTTATATGCGCCATCATTGCCGCGCCAATCATCTGTGCTTTAGGATTCTGACCAACAATCTGCATGATCTTTGGATCTTGCATGGCCGACTGGTGGACAGTAATGTGTGCTTGATGATCCTGATATATAAATGCCTTGACTGGCTTGCCGTTCAATATATTCATGTTCTCTTGCACTGGGTCTTTAGGCTTGAAGTCTTCGGCGCTCGGGACTAACTTGCCGATATTCTTAATACCTAGAACCTCTAGCATCTGCCGGTTTAATTCAACCAAGTCATATATCTGTGGATTGGCCTGAGCCATCTGCATAACCGCTTGATACTGGACTACCTTCTGAGCCATGGTTGCGGCGTTTGGATCTGATACCGGTATTACATCTACATGGTCGTAGTCAGATTTTTTAGCGCGGCGCGATCCCTCTACCGGGTCATAGTCATACTGATCTGGGGTGTAGTCACGAATAATCTCTTTCAATAACTTCAGCTCTTGCTTCATCGCGTAGTGGATACGCGCTTGCACAGCTGACATTACTTTTAGAGTTCTCTCAAGAATAGCTAACGTCGTACCAACTGGTGAGTTGGATGACATGTCTGCAATCTTGAGATCTGATGCGCCAGCAAACCGTCGGCCTTCTTCGACGATCTTGTCCATCAATGCTAAGAGGACTTGGCTTGGCTCTTTATATGGGAGAGGGAGGATGTTGTCTCTGATCGTGCCGGACGCGACGTCCACATCTCGGAACTCGCCGGGAGAAATTGGAGTGTCATCTCCCTTGACCCGCATTCCCTTAGTCTTAAGACCCCCAGGAAGGTTCGATAAAGTGCCAGCATCAACAAGCTGCCTAATAATAGAAGTACCAGACTTAGCAAAAGCGCCAATGAGATGAATAAGGCCGAAGGCATAGAAGCCAAAGCCAGGTATGTATGGGTAGTGAACAAAATGGTTCCTCTTCTGGCAGGTTTCATCGTCAGGATGCCAGTTCCGTCTGATAGCTAAAATCTCTTGGGAAGTTTTTTCGATAGTTACAATGTATGGGAGACCAATACCCGTCTCTTTGCCCTTATCATCTTTATCTTCGTAGCCCGGCAGATCTAAATACACCTGCATTTCCAGAAGTTTGTACCTATCGTCCGACGTAGCACGGAATCCCATGCGTTCGGCTATCTTTTTCTCTACATCGTCCAACGTATTCTGTGGTTCTGGCAGATCTATGTCTTTATAGAAGCCGGCAACCATCAATCGGCGCATTTCATTCTTGGTTTTGCGCATGACATGGGTCATACGGTTGGCAGTTTCTAAATTACTTGCGCCATAAGGGACAACTACATCCTCTGCTGGGACAAATACAGCCACTTGCCTGTCCAAACTTGGATCAAAGTACACCTTCTTGAACGCATTACCAGATAAACCTAGTCCCCAGGCCATGCGCTCGTGTTCTGGACGGTATTCAACCATGACTTCCGTCAACTGGTAGTTCATATCGTCTCTTACGCGCTCCGCTGATTCCCTTTTTTGCGGAGTTTCTTTGCCAATAATCTTAGTTTTGACAGGCCCCGAAGCCGGAAACGTTTCCATGATCGTTTCGGCTTGGAACTTAACAAGAGCTTCTGATAACAGAGGGTGGTAAACCCCACATGCGCCTTCCCATGGTTCAGATCGTTCTTCAATCTTCATCCCCAGTAGTTCTAAGCCGTCTACATACGTCTGCATCCAGTCTTTTCGGGCGTCAATATCGTCATCAAAGTCAGATAACAGGTCGCCAGCCAATGATTGCAGCTCTTCATCGTCCATAAACTCAGCAAGATTGGAGTTAAACTCATCCTCATCCGCTTTTCCTGGCTCAATTTCTATCTCTAAGTCACCAAGTCCTATAGATACAGACTCAGGATCTTCAATTTCTATCTCAATATCCGGTTCCATCTCATCTACAGACATGCCTTGTGGAGCCTGATACAGAGATTTGTCAAAATTTGTCGCCATGTTAGTCCTTAGTAGTAAACGCGCTTGCGACGAAAGTCGACTGGATCGTCTTCTTCATCAGAATCAAGCCGCAAAAATCCGCCCTGCCGAAATCGCATCAATGCCTGTACCGTACTATCTACCAAGTCATCGTGTTCTGCGTTCGGAAACCTTGCCATCTCCTCGATAACCTCGTCAGCCCAACGGGTTTCGGGTGCCCACACTTTACCGGATGAAAATAAGTCAGTCACGCTATTCAAACGAACGAACTTATCGTTGCCTCTAGTCGGCGTATAGTCCTGTACGTACACGCCCATCCGTCGCAATTCAAATATCAACGGCGCGCCAGCAGCTTTAGCCTCAATAATGCAGGAGTCCGGTTGCCACTCATCGTACATTTCCTTGGCCTTAGCCTTTAACTCTGGAAACTCCAGCTTATCTTTCCACGCATCCAGCAAAATTATGTTGGCGTCGTTCTCATTCTCGTCTTTATAAAACACGCCCCACGTTGTACAAGCAGAATAGTCAGCCCGTTGGCTTTTGGTAAACGCCGTATCCCAGCTCTGGATAATAAACTCGCACGGCGGTGCCCTATCTGACTCCCAGCGTTTCCACCAATCTCTCTTTACCAGCGCGCCTTCTTCGCCAGTAGGTTGCTGTTGGTACTGGGCATTCCACTTATAAGGCGGCAGTTCTTCTTTCAGCGCCTGCAATTCCACCAGCGGCCAGAACTCAGGCCACAAGCTATTCCCAGATGGCAATATTGCCGGTAGTTCTATTACTTCCCAGTCCGTGTTGTCACTCTTAAGTACCTTGCCAGTTAGATCTTTATCAGACCAGCGCGTCATCACGATGATGATCGCCCCACCTGGCTGTAAACGTTGCCGGGGGCCAGAGGTATACCACTCGTACACATTGTCAAATACACCTGGATCACCCTGGGCTAACTTAGCTTCTTGTTCCGAGTGCGGGTCATCTATTATTAATAGATCAGCGCCTTTACCAGTAACAGTACCGCCAACACCAATAGCGAAATAATCCCCGCCGTGGCTAGTTGCCCAACGACCCGCCGCCTTGGAATCCGCCCGCAGGCCGACTCCCGGAAATATTTTTGCATACTGATCGCTATCTACTAAGTTCCTAACCTTACGACCAAACCCAACAGCTAGTTCAGCCGTGTTAGATGTCTGGATAACCTTCTTGTCTGGATACTTACCCAAGAACCAACTCGGCAATAAGTAACTAGCAAACTCTGACTTTGTGTGGCGCGGCGGCATATTTATGATCAACCGCTTTAACTTCCCCGCAGCTATTTCCTCAAACTTCTTAGCCATAAGGGCATGATGTCTCCCGTGAATAAACCCCGGCCACATCTCATGCACGAACGCCATAAATGACTTCTGCGCTTTCTCCCGCGTGATCGCATCCTTGTACTGCCCTACCTGCTCCAGCAGTTTCTCCTGCTCAGCAGACGGCAACTTACTTATCAGCTCACTTAAGTCCACGGACTATTTACCTTCCGTCGCTCGCCCGCAGGACTGTAGCCAGTCATAGTTTTTTCCAATCGGTTCTTAATTCTTGATAGCGTAGGGTAAATACTGACAGGACGATAGTATCTCCTACCACCGTGCTGATCCTTGTACATCACATACAAAAGCCCGAACGCCTCCAGTAATAAATCTCTATCAGTCATTCCAATGTCCTGAAGTTTATATACACCGGTCTTACACTCCTGCCTGCTCCTTTAACCTTTTTCAGCACGCCAATCTTAACCAGCCTAGCAATAATCTCAGAAGTATTACCCATCCCACCCTTACCCCTAACATTACATATATCCCGTATAGAAGGCCCAAACCCATACTTCTTCCACCACTCATCTATACATAAAAAAACTTCCCTCTGCGCCGGCGTCATCTCTCTCTCCACACATTCCTCATACGACATATCCCTACGCTTTGCCGTCATCTCCCTGTTTATAAGCAATACCGTCATATACGCCTTTAATACGCCTTTAATAAGTCCCTGGGTGTAAACGTTGCCACTCTTAAGAAACTACTTTAACTGTGTAAACGTTTACAGTAGCAAATTGTTAACTGCCCTCATTTTCCAAAAATATATCCCCCTGGGGGTGCTGCGTATTCTTGGAGATGGGGGGGTCTTCTGATAAATCATCGGATGGTTCGTGTGGAATAGTATGCACATGGTCAGCCGGAGTCCCATTCTCAGTTTCGGGGGGTGGGGAGTGGGTAGGGTCGGCGGCTGTCAACTCTGAAAGCAGGTCGTTTGCGTCAACGTCAACCGCGCTGTCAGTACCGAGCATCATGGTTTTAAGCTGTCCAAGTATCTGCTCGCGTATCTCTGAACTGTCTTTCACCGTCTCTATGCGTTTGGTCTCTCTGAACATATCAACGCCGACCACCGTCCCCAAAGTTTTCACCGCTTGGACTCTCACCGCGTCTTTGTCGCTGTTAGTTGCTATGTCAGTTAGGGTTGAAATGACTAGAGCCTTCAAGCTTTCAATAGAATGCAATGCAGCCGCCTCTTTTGCCTGTTCTAGTGCCTGAATGGTTGTCTGCACCTTGTCACTCGATCTCAGCCTACTAGCATGCGGATTGACTGTTACCGGATTACCTTTAGTGTTGTATGCCGCTCTGTATGCGTCCGATGCGTTCAAACCGTCTAATACAATCTTCTCTGCGAACTTCCTTTGCTTTGCTGTTAGTCCGGTTTTACCTATACCGATAGCTGATACGAGTCCTTTACTCTGTATAGCTTCCTTAGCTTGTTTCCTTGTGATTGTTTTCATATTGCACCGTTTAGCTGTCGCGCGCGCTCGCGCCGAATTGCCCAGAATATACAGGAACACCACCGGAATAGTCAAAACCTATTAAAACCTGGCAATCGATTAAAATATATCATCAAATAAAATATATTGTAGGGGCTTGACATAGTGCATTGAAATGCTAATCTAGGTCTCTGCATTACCCTATTAACTAACACAAGGAAACCCGCTATGAATAACAAAGTATTTTTTAATACTGGTCGCGATTATGGCGCGCCGCAAGTATTAGAGATCACCTATATAGCACCGGCTAATGTAAATGAATTCGACGATGCAGCTCTTGATCTAATGACTGCTCATTTTACAGATGCCGCGCGCGGTATATCTGGACAAGTGAGTATTTTCGTTAAAGATGCAACCGCAGTAAAAATTGGCAGCGCAGTACTAGCCGAGTATGACGCAGGAAACTATCAGTAAACCCAACTAACAGGAGATCACAGCATGAGAGATTATCTAACCATTGGAACCGTACCCTGCGATGAAGATTGCACCGCCAACGAGCCAACCGGAAGTTATGTTACAGCGCAACGCCGCGAAGCCGCTATTTTCGCCGAGCAAATCACCCGCCATTATCCAGAGCCGGAAAACGGTTATGTCACTGTTAAACGATTCGCGCACGATTTCGGCGGATATTATGAAGCTTGCACTGTCTTTGATGACGACGACGAAGCCGCTACAACCTGGGCTTATGACGTTGAAGCCGATACGCTAGGAGTGCTGTCAACATGGGATGAAATCGCCCTCGCAGAACTTAACACCGCCGCCGCTTGAGTGCTACCTGCTAGCCGATTGCATGCAGTTGGCTAGCGGATTATCACTTGATAATCACACTTTTAGGAGAGTGAACCAATGTACAGCGAAATTTTGGCAGGTATAGCCGGATTCTTTATTCTTTGGCTTTTCTTGTTTTTACTTTTATCCATCTGAGGAGAACACCATGCAATATTCACTAGACCGCGCAATACATGACGCGAAATTCTCGCCTGATAGTCAACCCGCGTTGACCGACCATCAACAAGCCGAGATTCTTTCCATCATTGGTAAAGGATGCCGCGCAGATACAAAAGACAGGCTTTCCCGCCGCTTGCGTATGCCGCTCGCCTTGTTTCCCTCTTATGGCATTTTTTCCCGCCTGATTATTGCCGATGATAACGACCGCGCACCGTATTACATCTGCGGGCAAAGTTGGACTGACGAGATGCAGACACTTCGCAAACTGATTTTAAAGGGTTAATAAAATGATAATCACAATTAAAATCGAGAAAAATTACGGCATCGAGACGGCGTACCCATCATGCGACCAAAGCCGACTACTGGCAAAGTTGGCAGGAACTAAGACGCTGACTAGACACGCGCTCGACACTATCGCCGCGCTCGGGTATCAAATCCAGATCGAACAATCAACCCCGCGCACTTTCGCGCACTTAGCAGGAGCTTAGACCATGCGATTAAACGATTATTACGAACTGACACTCGCCGCGCACTACTTACCCGCGCTTTTTAACGGCGACTATTCTGGACTTGACGACCGCGAAGCCGCCGACCTCGACGCTTTCATGCGCGACTACTGGAAGCTGCCAGATGCCACGCTTGATTTTACGGATGCCCATTATGGCAGGCAGGAAACACAATTTGCCGTTGACGAAGTGAGCGGATTACATGCGGACTGCTATACCTGCCGCATTTACTTTACAAATCATTTATTAAACCCGCAGCAGCACGCCTTAGACCTTAATTAACAGGAGATCAGACGATGTATTTTGACCGATTCGATATTGCCGAAGCATGGTATCTCGCATTAGTGCATTGCCACGCTGGTCAATGGTCGACTAGTTATGCCCGATTATGCCGACTTCAAACTTATTTTAAACCATCGCCATTTTTGACCGTTGACAGCTTGACCGAGAACGGACGCGAAATATACGAAGCCGCTTGCACCCGATTATTAACCGTTTAACTGGAGATCAGACAATGCTAAATCATTCTATAGCCCCATGGAAAACCGCTATCGCTTTCGACCGCGCCTATATCCGCAACATTAAAGACGCACAAGGCGAGATTATCGCGCAAATACCAGACTGGGAAGATGGACTGGCGGAAACCACCGCAAACGCCCGACTAATCGCCGCCGCGCCTGATTTATTGGAAGCCCTGCGCGACCTGCTATCACGCGCTGAGATTGAACTAGATCAAACAGTTTGGCACGAAGGCTTAGTGAACTGCGACATACTAGCCAAATCCCGCGCAGCAATATCAAAAGCATTAGGAGATCAGACAATTTAAAACGCTTGACAATTAACTGAGTCACGCTTGACAATGCAATAGTTGTGAGCGTGATTAACTAATACATACAGGAGATCAGACGATGAAACAAATAGCAGCCTACCCAAACACAGAATACGGCGTTGAATCACGCATTTATCAGACGGACAAGGGTTTTAATGTCGCGCTGTTTGATACCGATGCAGACCAGCGCGTATGCCTGTTAATGCGCTTTCAGACGCTTGCACAGGCAGTCGTTAAAGCAAAACACTTAGCCAACGTATAGGAGATTAGACGATATGTTTACTTTTTATTACAACGGAATGTATATAAACGGCAGCTTTTCGCGCTCAGATTGTTACGTGACAGACGATACATTTCATTTTTTAGGACGCATGTTTAAGAGTACGCATGCCGCAAAAATAGCAATCACCCGCGCACGCCGCGCAGGAATACCAATCAGCCGATAGGAGATCAGACGATGAAATACCAAACATGGAAATGCAGAGGCTTTTATTTGCCAACTGACCCAACCGCAAAGACGGTTGATTTTATGGATGTACTCATAGCAAAAGGATGTTGGGATGAAATAGAGGATTCAGACGATGAAAAAATATTTTATTACGCAGACAACTACGAATTGCAAGTGGGTGACATTGTTTCAGACGGTTTTGTTTTGATTGAAATTAACTGATAGGAGATCAGACGATGATTTACGAACCGATAGAAGTATTCAAACAACAAGCCGGATTAATTCCATCACTTGACACGCACACAACGGACACAAGCCAATATGTGCTACTTAATTTTGATGACGCAAATAATCCAGAAAATGTTGGCGGTTACATTCGACTGACATTGGAAAACAACGAAGTTTATATCCAAGCATTTACCTCAGACGGTGATCTTATTTTAGATCAATCAATTCACTGCAGCCAATTCAAATAGGAGATTAAATCATGGGGTTAGATATGTACTTATCCGCTAAAAAATACTTGTGGAGTTTTAATGATGCAGACACACAAGTTGCAAAAGAGATTCAGGAAAAAATAAACGTACAGCGCAGAGTTAAAGAAGTTTCAATTGAAGCAATGTACTGGCGCAAAGCAAACCAGATTCATAGCTGGTTTGTTGACAATGTGCAGGATGGAATAGACGAATGTAAGCCGCACTATGTAACCAGAGAAGAACTGGAGAAACTGTTAAAAGACTGCCGCGCCGCGCTATATCACAAAGACAGCAGGATACTGCCGCCGCAGGAAGGATTCTTTTTTGGTGGCACAGAAGTGAATGATGACTACTGGAATGACATCAGACGCACCGCCGCCGAGATCGAAACCCTGCTTGCAGAGTTAGACGACACTTGGGAATTTGAATATTGTGCCAGTTGGTAAGGAGATCAGACGATGACAAGAGAACTAACAGCAGATGAAAAAGCATTTGCTCGCGCTGTAGATAGTAATGGCGGGTTTCCAGATGAAGCGGTAATTGCGTTTTTATTATCAGAAGATGATGATGAATTTTATGATGGAGAGCATGGTGACTACTATTCGTCTCTGCAAGACATGAGTAATGTATTTTGGTCAGCACTTAAGTACGCAAGGGAGAATAAGCAATGATACTTAGAGCGAACGACGAAGAAACATGGATGGAAACCATTTGGGACGCGCTGTTTAAATACCGCGATAACTGCATACCTGAAGGAGATGCAAAATACGATGCCGAATGGAGCGATATATGCACCGCTATGGCATGGTTACAAGAAGAACTTAAAGTTACTGACAATTAGGAGATCAGACGATGACACAGTTACCAGATGAAGCATCAATTAGCTTACATTTTACTGACATTCAAGCGATTGACGATAGCCTGAGCAATGACGATGCGCGGCAGGTTTTGCAATTGATGATGCGTAGGGAAGATTGGTTTGATTCGGAAACTATTTACTCATGGATTCAATACTTTAAAGCAATATAGGAGATCAGACGATGCGAGATGAACTTGTAAAAACATACCTTGATTACATTAACAATTATTTAACGGTTGAAAAATACGCCGAACATAACGGTTTGCACGTTGACCAAGCAGAAAAATTACTGGCTTTATCGCGCCAAGTATTTCATTCACCACACCCCGAACAATAGGAGATCAGACGATGAACGAATACATAGTTATTGTGCAGGAAGGTGAAGATGAATTGAATCGTTGGAATTTTCATTGCGATGCTGAAGATGCTAACCATGCAGAAGAACAGGCTTTAGATCACGACGATTTAATCAGTTGCATCGCGGTTTACGAACGTATCCGATAGGAGATCAGACGATGACAACAGTAAGCGAGATAACGATAGAACAGTTTTATAAAGAATACCTGCCGCAGAAGAATGATTTTGACGATAACGCCAGTTGGAACGGCTGCATGTTAGAAACTTACGGCGATGATTATAAGTACGTCAAAACCGTTTACGAACTTGCGCCCGACCGCGTATGGACAATTGTTGAAGATGATGATGGTTATCCAGTACTGACTAACGGCTGGCACTATGTCAACCGCATAGGGTATGTTGTGACCGTTCGCCCTGCGCCAAAAGATACTTTCATTAACGTAGTGGACAACTAGCAGATCAGACGATGAAAACATTAGCCGAAATTAAAGAACGCGCACACGCAATTGCATCAATGCACTTTTATGCAGACGTTGACGACCTTACCGCATGGGAACCATTCGAGGGTTATTCAGACGAATGGATACAAGAGGAAATAGAAAACATGGCGGAAATGCTAGTCGGACAAATGCTGTGGGCGCAATCAGATAAACTAGACGCATGAATAACCACCCCGCCACGTTTTCAATTCACCTTCTTGAAGATGAAGATGGGAACGTGCGCGTAGTATCTGATTGGTCTGGAGAAGGTGAGCGATGCCTGAACTTGGGTATCGAGATCATGCAATCGCTCGCCGCTATCCAACCATTGACGGACGGTGCGCTAAGTATGGGCGCTGCTTTCCGCACGACTACCGAGCATTGACTGGGTCAGGCTTTGAGTAAACCCGAACAAGCCAACCCGCTGATGGTAGTCATTGGCATCTTCTTGAATACGATCAGACAGCCAGTATTTCCAACCGCTTTCCTCTGCCACGCGCTGACCAGTACCAGACGCATCGTTATCTGCGATCAGAAGGCCAGGCTCCAGACCTGCCGCAACTTTCGCCATGTTCCCCGCCGAGAAACAAACGTGCAACGTGTACCTCTGCTTCATCTGCTTAAATGCCAGACGCACAGACAACGCAGTCGCGTATCCTTCGCACAGTACATTCATGCCCTTGTTGTCAAAGGTAAACACCGCACCGCTTGTACGCTGACCGTACAAGAACTTCTTCCCGCCGTCCTCGTCAATCTGCTGCAAGCCCACCAAGTTACCACCCACCCGCATCGGGATCAGAAGCACAGGTTTACCGTCCTGCCACAGCACATTGCCCTGTTCATCAGGAAAACCCTTTGCTTCAAGGTATGGATGCGTACTCAGGCCGCTGCCGTTAAGCATTCCGACGGCGCGTTGCATAGCCTGATGCTGGCGTTTCTTCTGTTCATCCTCTGCCTTCTTGATTGATGCCAGCGCAGACGAACGATCTATAGTTACATTGCGAGAGTCAGGCTTCCATATAGATACGACGGTACTTGTCGCATGGTTCTGAACGAACCCAACATCTCCCATGTATTTGACTGCCCCATTGCGCGAGCGAGGATGATCTTCTGTTGGCAACCGTTTCCACACACCGAGCGGTGGCATATCGTTAATCAGGATGCCATGACTGCGGGCAAATTCTATAAAGTCCATGGTCATCTCCTTACCGAGCGTATAAATTGACGCAGTTTTTTCTCTACATATTTTCTGGTTTCATCCGACGCCATGGCTGGCGTATCATCCCGCAGACCACGAGGCCAGACGCCAAACTTATCTTTGTATGTATGACTCGCCCTACCTTTAGACCAGCCTTGCACCTTCATGTACCAAACCATTTGGTTCCAGAAGTCCTGTTTGGTATCTCTGGAAACGTTGCCAGCCAGCTCAATCATTTCACCATCAAGAGAGAACACCTTGTTCTTTTTCTCTCTGACATGGCCGCAGTTGTAACAAGTATCAGACCCGCTCGGCCACAGCGCAGAACATGATGGACACTTGCTTTCTGCTTTAATTCTTTCTGTCGGCTCTGTCTTTACCTTTTCTTTACCCTCATCTAAATTCTCTACGCCTTGCTCAAATACTTGATCCCAGTCATCACGAAAACGCAGGTAGTTGCCGCTGTGATCTAGCCACACCGCAAAGTCTTTGCCCTCATGACCACGCATAACGCGCCCCATCTGCTGGATATGAGACGATAAACTCTTGCTAAATGGCCTAGCAGATATGCCGATCATCACATCGCTGACATCGAACCCTTTTGTTAGGATATCCGTAGCTATCAACCCTGTGATCTGCGTATCAGGCTTACTGAAGTCTTCGATGACTTGCTTCTTCCATTCGTCATCATCCTTGTAGCTGATGCAAATAAAGTTATGTCCTTGCTCTTGGAACTTACGCGCCAGGTCTATACCATGCTCCACACCGCTGGCAAACACGATTGTCTTGCGAGGCTCACCAAATATCTCATGCGTTTTCTTTATCCATTCGGTTACAACGTCGCCGGTAATTACCATGCCGCGCTGCGTGGTTTCATCAGCAGACCATTCTCCGGCAACCTTCTTTGCGCCAGTCATGTCAATCTCTTTGGCAATAAATACACGCAAGGGAACTAGCACTTTGTCATCCACCAATTGCTTGGTTGTGACTGTGCTGATTACGTTGTCGTATATCTTGCCGAGACCCTTTGTAAATGGAGTTGCAGTTAGTCCGATCACACGAACGTGCGGGTTGGCTTTGATAAACTCGACAGTTTGTTCTCTGGTCTGATGTGCCTCATCCACGATCAGAAGATTTAGTCCTGGGAAACTACCGCGCCGCTCAAGTGTTTGAGCTGAACAGACTTGGATGGATTCGTAGGGGCGATACCGCCAATGACCAGCCTGCAACACGCCATGGTCTATGTCGTACTTGTCTAACCGCTTACTGGTCTGGTCGCATAACACCACACGATCAAGCAGCATCGCAGCCTTGTTACCTTTGGTTTTAGTAGCAGCCATCAGAGCGATAGCCATCTCAGTTTTCCCAGCTCCTGTGGGCGCGTATAATATTTGTGCCTTCTTGCCCTTTGCAAATCCTTCACGCAAAGCAGCTAACGTTTGCTCTTGATAAGAGCGTAGGTTTAATGCCATTTATCCTTCTCGCTGCCAGCACTAGCCCGCTGGCTTGGGTTTTATTATTTACCTTCGAGCTTGTTAAGTTTCTTTTGCTGCATAGCTACCTGCTTCATTAGCTGCGCGTTCTCTCTTTGGAATTGGTCACGCGAAGTGGTGACAGCTTTTAATTCTATCTCTAACAGTCTGATCTGTGCGCGCAAATCTGTGATGATTGACTGTGCTTTTTCTTTTTCTATATCATCCCCGCCAGCCATTGCAACTGTCAGCTTGTCCTGTAAATCTTCGTTCTGTTTTTGCAAATTATCTGCTGCTGCACGCAGGTTTTCGCGCTCAAGTTCTGCTTCGTTGAATTCCTCTACCGGATCAACAGGCTGCTTTTCTTTGCGCGGTTCCTTTGGAGTGGCAACGTTTACACTTGTTCCTGTTAGTTGAGCGCGTAGATTACTTACATACGTATGAGACACGCCACATATCTTGGCTATGTCACGACTTGAATATTCTTGCCATTCAATATCATTAAGCATAGTAAGTACACCCTTGCGCTTGTCCTCATTAGTAGGGCGTAGGCCGTGCTTGTTGTTAGCTTGTATGCCGTGCAGGATAGCGTCTCTGACTGTGCCTTCAATTACCTCTGCCTTGATACTTGGTGCATTGATCCGTTTGTTTGCGAAGTATCTATGGAACCCATCTGCCAGCCAGTAATCTGTATCGTCAAAGAATAAAACAACAGGCGGAAAATCTGCGCCGTTTAATATGTCATCGGCATAGTTTGCTACTACATTCTCGTCAATCTTTACCCGACTCTGCGTGCCGCCATCCGTTCGTATTTTTTCTAATCCTACATTCATTTTATTCTCCAAGTAAATAAGCAACCACCGCTGCTATTATTAAAAGTAAAACCCCCATGCCGATCAAAATACCTCCAGCTAATGTGATGAGTTCAAAAGTTTCCATGGCTATATCAGTAAGTAGCGATGCACTGGATTTGACAGGCTGTAGTTCTCTTTGTCGTTCCGGCTCCACTGTGCAGCGTTAACAAGATTGGCTGACGGGCACGACATATTTTCTTTAGCCTCGACCATTGACATATAGTTGCGCAGTATGTTCATGCAGCTCTGCTTGTGACCAAAGTGGTGGTGATAGCCGCCGACTATCTTGTTGCTTTTGTTTACAACATACGCGTCAAGCGAGGATACAACCTCCCCTAAATTCTGATCGTCTGACAGTACATACCTGGCGTCACACCTGCGAGCCATAGACTTTAAATCTCTGAGCAAATACTTCATTGGTGGCACAACAGTCTCAGTCATTAACTTATCGCCGCCACGCACAAACATCACGCCAGCCGAATCCATGTTAGTTATTGGATGGGCTACCTTTGATATGTCATCCAGAATCATTGTGTAGTAATGTTCTTTCAAATACGCAAGCATTGACGCAAGTTTGTCGTTAGCATGAATCCACTGATGACGCATACCCTCGAAGCTCATCTGGGGCAGCGAACCATCTTTTGTAAACTCAAACGAGTCGCCAAAGATATCTTCAAACGGCTCATCGTAAGCCCACCAGTTGCCTGTTAAATCTATTTGCAAACGCTTACCTTCCATGTCAGCAACAATATGAGCTGCAATCAGGTTCTCAATCACGCTAAAGAATCCGCTGCTTCGTGGGCGATATGACACAAATTCAGTAGCACGGACATCAAGCGGGAAGTCTTCTGCAAATCCTTGGTAGAGCCTCCACTGATCCTCTGTAATACCCCATTTACTTGCTGATCGCTCAAAACCTAGACAACCAACCAGCTCCTGCGTGTAAAAGAAATTGGCAGGCAGCTTTGCCGGCAGCATCTTATCTAAGAATGACCAGCTTACCTTGCCCCAGTAGTACAGCCTGGCGGCCACGCAGGGCAGCCGATCGCTTAAAGGGTACCTCTGTGCCATTGAAAGCAGCAGTCCTATACTTCGGGCGCAGTCACTGTTTATCTCTGCTTTGAGAGTCTCTACCAGACCTATAAATGACGAGTGGAAATCGACTGTCTCGTCCGGTAGTTTGTATCTGTTGAATTGGATCATTCATCCCTCGCTTTCATCATGGCGTCGGCAACCTTGTAAGACATTTCGGACATAACATCCTCATCAAAGCCATCAATCAATGTGCGGCTCATGTATCCTTGCATAGCTTTCGCCGCAAAGTAATCACGCAAGTCCATACCGGATAAATCTCTGCCGTTGTGTTTCTCCAACGACTGTGCGCTTATTGGAAACGCTTTCATTCTGACCTCCCCATTATTCTCTCTGCTATCTCCAGTGCTGGATACTCTACGTCCCGCATAGCATGGCAAATTACCGCTGCCCGCTCACGCTCGCGCTCTACTACTGACTGTTCCAGCCTGTCTGCGAACTCGCGCAGATGATCACGTAACCATTCTCCTGTTTCCATAATTCCTCCTGTAAGAACGTAAACAATAATCTGTAATCTTATCTGTGTCAACAGTTAGTTCCACCCTACTCCCATCTATTGCATATCCTAGTTCTAGGTTACCCAAGGGTGATAGCCCACCACCTATGCGCAGCACACGAGTGGAGTATCACACCTGCCCATATTCTTAATGCTGAATACTGGCAAACCCAGAAGGCGATGATTAGTTCGATGGAGAAGTTGTCTATCACCCATGGCTTCTCCCTCTTGTGCTATCCCTCATCGACAGGTAGCGTGGTTCGTAGGCAGGTGAAACCTCGACCAGTGTTCTCTCTCCGGCAGCCCATGCAGGCTCTCTACTACGCGGGAGGTGCGGTCACCGGAAATGAAAAAACCCTTAAGGCTTGGTTCTCCGTGTGTCAGGCACGTTCCCACTTAAGGGGTAAGAACCAAAGCTTAAGGGCTTAGGTTGGTTGTCTCCGCCTGACACAGTGACAAGCAGATATTAGGACATGTCCCAGTTTTTTGCAAGTGCCGGTTACGATTATCCGGCGCGTATGTCGATGCTACGCTGGCCTACGCCGACTTGGTTGTTGGTGGCCGGTGCTGATCTCCGGCTTTGCCAACCTAAGTTATGCGAGAGACTGGCTCTGGAGGTCACATAACTTATGCCGCGTATCAGCCTACGCATTCACCAACAAGTTTGAAGGCTTAGTTATGCTTGCGAAACATGAGGAGTCCGGGATGAAGGTACGAGATTACGTGTTGCGGCCGCAAGTGACGTAAGAGCTATACCACTGACCGGGTTCTACCACCCAAACCCTCAAACTTGTTAGTGCTGGTTACGATTATCCAGCGTATGTGTCGATGCTACATTGGCCCATACCGACTAAGTTGTTGGCGTCCCTGAGCTTGGTCAGGAGTTTAAGGGAAACCGTTGCTACCAGCCACACCAACACGACTGAGGACTGTAGTCAGCGAGCAGGCATTCCAGCTCGTTTACCTGACCAGCATTCGCAAAATATAAATTTACGGGCCTTTGCCTCAATCCTCATGCGTGTTAGTTCTAGTCTTTCCTAGATGTCATGCCTTTTACCTACCTAGGTCAATCACGGATTCGAACCGCACCCCGTCGCTACCAAGCCGTCTGCAAACCATCCGGAATCGAACCGGCACTTTTCTTTACTACTGCAATTCTGTAAAAAACCCCCGCCGAAGCAGGGGTAAAAGGGCCGAAACCCTAGCGAGATGGTACTCACCCGCTGGAAGGAGACCGACAACAGGAGGAAGGTGACCAGCGAGCTTTCCCGATACAACAATAACACAAATTTACCCTGGCAACGTTTACACTAATCAATCAATACAACAGACATAATAACACAAAAATATCTGTTGACTAGCCCTAGATATAGAGATAATATCATACCTACATCTAGGGAGGATGACATGACACAGCGAATCATAGTTATTAAAGACAGCCTGATACATGAAGAGGTAACCAATACAGGCGACTTGGAATTATCTATTTGTTTATGGAACGATAGCACCATAATCCCACGCGATTGGCATGATAAAGATGCTGATCATATGGAGTTGAAATTAGACTTCAGCATTCAAGAAATTATTAGTAGTTTGATTGATATGCACCGTGTCTGGAGTGAAGAAGAACTTTTCTTTGGAGTAGACCAAAAACCATTGGTTGAGCTTTATAAAAAAGAATTACAGATAGCAATCGACAAGCTAAACAAAATTAAGTTTGTGGAGGATAGCAATGAGGCTAACTAATAAATTTAACCTCCCGGAAACTTTCGTCAATGTTATTAAGCGGCCTCAGTATAGCAAGGGCAGCAGCGAGATAAGTGTCACCGAGATCCTGTCACCACCGCAGCTAGTTCTATTACGCCGCCAGCACCAAGAAGATATCGAGCAGGATGCTGCTGATATGGTCTGGTCGCTGTTCGGATCGGCTGTCCATAATATCTTAGAGCATGGCAAGGACGACCATCACATAGTAGAAGAACGCCTGTTCACTACGTTTGAGGGATGGTCTATTAGCGGTGCTATAGATTTGCAGGAATTGATAGATGGCAAAGTACTTATTGCCGACTACAAAGTAACTAGCGCGTGGGCAGTCCAGCAAGAGAAGCAAGAATGGATAGACCAGCTCAACCTGTACGCGTGGCTAGTCGAGCGCGTGAAGGGTGACAAAGTGGCTGGCTTACAAATCATCGGCATCGTGCGGGATTGGAGCCGCAGGGAAGCAGCTCTCAAAGATACTTACCCGCAAGCACCTATCGTCACACTAGACATACCACTGTGGTCGCAGGAAGACCGCGAGGAGTTTGTGCGACGCCGTCTAACCTTGCATAACGAAGCAAACTTTGCAGCGGTCAGCGGGAACATGCCGCAGTGTACGAGCGAAGAAATGTGGGAGAAGAAGACTACGTATGCCGTTATGAAAGAAGGCGGCAAGCGGGCTAAGAAAGTATTTGAGATTAAAGATGAGGCCGCAGTATTTGCCGGCCAGCAGAAAGAACCACATTACATAGAAACCAGAGAGGGTGGCCGAACACGTTGCGATAGCTTCTGCCAGGCTGCCCCGTTTTGTAAGCAGTACCAAACTTATATTTACTTTAAGGAGAAGTCATGAAATACGCAATCATAGTCTGGGCAATGATGACAGCAAGCATGGCCTACGCAGCTTGTACTACCCACACATATCAGCAGAATGGCAGATTCATTACCTGCACAACCTGCTGTGATTACGCCGGCAACTGCAATACCAACTGCTACTAAGGATACTTATGAAAGCAATAGCCACAGCGCTAGTAAAAGCGCAGCGAGAGTTTGGCCCTGCATTGAAGTCCAGTACCAACCCACACTTCCGCAGTAAGTACGCGGATCTGTCGGCGTGTATAGAGGCAGTGATTGATTCACTCAACAACAATGGCATCTACTTGATGCAGCTTACAGATGAATGCGAAGGTGGTGTAAAGGTTTCCACTGTATTTATTCACGAGTCAGGCGAGCAGATGTCCGGCGGCAGTCTGTTCATGCCAGCAACTAAGCACGACGCCCAGGGTTTTGGTAGTGCTTTAAGTTATGCAAGAAGGTATTCGCTGATGGCCGCCTGTGGCATAGCACCGGAGGATGACGATGGAAATCAAGCGACAAAGACAGCTCCGCAGCAAGCGGTACCGATTAAAGCGACTCCGAAGCCAGTTGTACAAGCTGTCCCACAAGCTGTTCCTCCTAAAAAGGTGGCAGGGAATGACAGCCAGTGGCAACTAAAGATTACCGCTGACCCAGAGACACACTGGAACGACTGGCTTTCAGTTGTGGTCGAAGGAACTGTCTTCGCACTGGACATGGCTCAGACAAAAGATGATGTGATGACTGTATGGCGCACAAATGCAAACATCTACAAGATGATTGAGAAGCAAGACGCCACTGCTTACGCAGAACTAACAGCAACATTTAAAACATACAAGGAATCATTCAATGAACAAGTATCCGAATAGTGGCCGGCTGAACTATAGCAAGCAGAAGGTCAATCCCAACTCTGCCGACTTGTACGGTGAGATTGTGTTTGACCGCCAGTTCCTACGTAACTTGTTAAACGAGACAGACGCAGATGACATACCGATCAAGCTGTCCGGCTGGCAGAAGGAAGGTAACTA